AACTACCATCACCAGCAGATGGTTCAAGATATGTATAATTATTATCATCTACTCCAAGTTCTTTTAATTTATTTTTAAATATTGTAAAACAGAAATTGGCAGTTTTATCTGATGTAAAGAATTGGTCTTTTTGTTTATAGTCAAATTTTTCATAATCAAGATTCATTCCTAAAATTTCATACAAATCAAACATATAATGTTCGGGAACATTATTCAATAATTTCCATCTTTCTATGGTACCAGTTTTTACAGATAATCTTTTTGCTAGAGTTTTAATTCCAAATTTTGATTCAGCCTTTAAATATAAATTAATTAGTGAATTTTTCAACAATAAATCTCCTTAGTTTTATATTGTCATCATCAGATATGTTACCATCGTTATCTACATCAATGTAAATAGTGATTCCAGCCTTTAAACCTTTGGTTAAAGAAGCTCTTGAACTATCAAATTTCCAACCTGATAAGTGTTTTGTAGATTTTTTTTCTAAGATAATATGTCTTTCCTTTCCGAAACACATTTCACTATGTGGTATATGTGTTAAATAAAAACCATTTGGATTAACATCTAATAATAATAAATCATCCCAAATATTTTCTTTATATATATTTTCATGTTGCCAAGTATTAGTAAGTTTTTTCTTTTTCTTATCCAATCCATTAGTAGCAGTTTTTACTTCTGTTCTACGATTTAAATTGACTAAAATGTCATATACACTACCATCCTCATTATCTGTGTTTGAATCACCATCCCATTTAGATTCTAATCCAGATAATTTTATGTTACTATGTAAGAATTTTTCACCCCACTTACCTCTGTCATCACTTATTAATGTCAAAAGTTTTTCAAAGGGAGTATTTTCGTATGGGTTATAATCCTTTTCAAATTCGTTTAAAGATTCTATTATGTTTATATTCATTGTATTTTCCTTATTTAACATAAGAGAATATACCAAAAATGCAAATAAGAGTCAAGAGCTTTTTTAATAAAATTTGAGAGTTCCAAATTGGTAGTCACTCACAACCCACCATCTTTTTCAAATTATCGTAGAAAAAGACAAAAACCACGAATTTTAATTGACCGATGGTGGAGACTCGAACTCCACAGCTCCTCAAACGACCTACTCAAGTAATCAACTGTTTCAATCTCGGAACACCATTAGACTCAGAAGGTGATTAATCTTCCTCAACGTCCTTCATCAGTTTGTTGATTATCCGTTTTTAAAAGTACTCATCTCAATCAACACCTTAACTTACGAATAAAAATTGTAAAAGTCAAGAGCTTTTTTAAACTTTTTTAAGCTTTTTTAATGGAATGGAGCACCATCCAAAGTAAACATTATAACCATCCAAATGTACATTAGTATAAATAATACTATACTACCAAGTATTTCTTTTATATTATCACTCATTTTAACTCCTATATTATATAGTTTGGACCAGTCCAATGAAACCAACTTTGATTAGAATCGAATATCGAACCCCTTGCCCATTTAGCAGGAGCTCTCCATCCAGCCGCTTTAAAAACATCACCAGTTTTATGTGGTATTCCTTTATGTATTCCATCACTTTTAGCAACAAAACCCCAAACGGAAGTCCCAGTGATAATCTTATCGTACTTCTTACCTGCCTTAACATGAACTCCTTTGTTGAACTCATCAATCATCTTGAGTCTAATATCTTTTTGTGAACCACTTAAATCTTTAGGGTCATTACCCCAACCAGCATAATCTTTTTTAATACCATCTAAAAGATTATCAATTGATTTATCATAATTTGATTTTAACTTTTTCATATAGTTCCCTTTCTTTACACTTAAATATACAAAGAAAAAGGACACGGGTCAAGAGCTTTTTTTAATTTTTTTCACATTCAATTGGGCCTACATCCTCGGCTGGTGTTTCCCAATCAATCATTTCTTCAAATGGCTCTTTTAGTTCTGATATATAATTAGCAACCATATCTGGTGTTTCTTCTGGTCGTTCATTACCATTTTTTGACAACCACATTTCATATTGTGATTCATCTTTTTCTTTATCCCAACACCAATCATCTATGCCCAACTCTTCAAATCTTTCATGGATTCTACGTTCATAGTATCGTTGTTGATGTCTCATAGCACGTTGTATAGATTTGTGTCTGATATGACCACCTATACTATCTTTAGTACCATCATCGTTTTGAAAAATACATAGTTTTTGTACTCTAGCAATCCTTGTACCTAAAAACATTCTTATAATCAAATCATAATCATCTGTAACATTTACGTTGGTATTATGACCACCTATCTTAAAATAAACGTCCTTATTCCAACATTTAGGTACATTTAACGTTGACCACAACCTTCTTATAGTAAAGGGATTGATATTAGCAGACCTCATAACCTTCCACTTTTTACCATAACCTCTTGGATATGTTGTCCAATATCTATGTCCATATCTCCCGGCATACCAAGGCCCCCAATCATTACAAGTATTATCAACAACATTATAACCACAACAATCACCCCACGTCATACCAACATCATCAAATTCTTTAAATGGATATATTAAATCTTCTATACAATTAATTGTTAAAGAATCATCGTGGTCTAATTCAACTAAATATTTTCCATCACATTGTGTAGCGGCTAAAAAGTTATTTCTACCAATACGAGAAACAGGACTTCTGCCCTCATTTCTTATAATTTTTACTCTACTATCATTTGAAGCTATCTTTTCTAACTCTTTCCAAGTATCTCTATCTGGTGAATCGTCATTAATAACCCATTGCCAATTCTTATAACTTTGTTCCTTAATAGAATCGTATGTTCTATGTATTTTATCACCTATTTTGTACGCTGTTGTCATTACAGAAACCAAAGAATCATCTGGTTCTAACATTTCTTTCCACCACTTATCATTTAATGTATGTGGTAAACTTTTATCAATATCAGTTACCCACGACCACCAATCTCTATCTGATAAATGTAACCATTTTCTTTTTATATTATCTGTCAAGTTATTTAGATGTAAAAATCTATCTTTCTCACCACCTATAGTTAATATTAAATCTGGTTCATGTGTTTTTAAAATAGATTCGATATTTCTATCATCATCAAAATGATACCAATCTGCAAAATACTTCATACCATAATAATAAATATCTGGTTCTGGTTCCATATTTATATAACTACATTCTTTACGTTCCCAATCCGATAAACCTATTGTAACTATTCCCTCTATTCTATTACTAAATGGTTTCATTTTTTTAAATATAAACGTTGTATTAATCGAGAATCTAAAACATCTTTTCCAAAATAATTTGTAGTTGAATGATAATACTTTGTTTCATATATAACCAATCTATTAAAAACATTACCTACTCTGTCAACTTCATCCCACTTTGTAAAATCCGTACCATATTCATTAACCAACTCGTGTGCAGGTTCATCGTATTTATATTTATCCATTTCAAGTTCTTTATATCTATGAAAAGATATACCAGAATTAATTGGAGCGTGTGGTGATAAAAATATAATACCAAATAATTTAATTGAATAATCAATATCAACTATTTTTATACTATCGGATGGTGACCATTCAAAATGACCATTGATAACATTTAAATCTGATAATTTATTGACTACTTCCTCGGAAACCCCGTCTGATGTTCTCATACCAACAAAATTACCACTCTTATAGTCACGTTGTAAAGCATGTCTTCTAACTTCGTAAGGTTCGTCATAAAAATTATCTATTATTGTAACCTTATTGTTCATTTAATAACCTATATTTTTCTATCTTTTTCCCAAGTTTCTATATCAACAATTGAATATATTCTTGTTGGTATAACATTTAATTCATTTTCATTTGTTAATAATAATGAATTTCGATACTCATCCCAAGTAATAGGGAATGTTTTATCAAGTACACCATTATTCTTTTGTCTAATAATGGTATTTATTGCATTAATTGTATATAATGTATTAGTTTGTTTCTTTCTATGTAATGAAATAGTATCTCTAGCATCAGCTCCACCAAAATCATAATCACCAGTTATATTATATGTTATTATTAATTCGTGGTGGTCATTCTCATTTTGAAACACATAAATTTTATTAAACAATATGTCATGGCATGCAATAATAAGGTCTATGGTATCATAAAGTTTATTTCTTTTAGAGAATGTACATAACAATTGAGACTTCATTAGATAATATCTTTTAATTTTTTATCAATATCAAAAGCCCCTATAATAGCCTGACCTTCATAATTTTGAGTTATACGACTTGATGAATTAGTACCAGTTCTTACCTTAACATAAAATTTACCAGCTTCGGCTATTTCTTGTAATAAATAACAAGTAATTACATAATAAACGTTCTTAGGATTCTGCTCACTTTGTGGATGTATATCAATACCAATTAACTCAATATTAATATCATCTCCATCAAATCTTTTCTCTACCGTTTCCGCTGTACCTAAATAAGAATATGCTTTATCACCAGTTTCCATCTTACCATATACTTTCCAAAGTGGTTGATTAGTAGCTCCAAACAACATTTCAGTAATTAAATCTGCAATTATCTTTTTTAATTTAGAACTTTTACTTGTTAAATCTCCAACCATTTCTAATGTGGCCATATTAGCTATTAAATTAAAAACAACTTTAGTACCTGGTTCTTTATCACCTTTAACCGCAGGTATCTTCTTTAATTTCCCCAATTCTTTTATTACACCATAACCCAAATCACCAATATTATTTAGTTTCTTTTTTACAACACCAACTTCTTTAGCCAAATTAGAATACGCTTTTGCTGGACTATTATATATAGCTTTTACAGTAGCTCTCGTAGGAGCATTCATATCACCTTCCATTAACAAATTAACATCGTCTTCTGTCCACTCTTTAATTGTGTAACCACTTGTTAATTTATTAATAGTTTTTGCTTTTATTGTTGCTCCATCATTAAATGATTTAGAAAAGAAACCTTTAAGTTTTGATAATCCACTATTGACCAAATTCTTTGCTTTAGTAAAAATAGAAGAAGTAAAACTTTTTACCTTATCCCATAAACCCTCATAAATCATTTGCTCAATTTCATTAGGTTCATAGTGTGATAATAAATAATTTGAAGCTTCTTTGTTACTCATTCCAAGACTATATGTACCCCTCAACTTTTTAGAAAATTTACCAATTTGGGAACTTCCAACACCTTTTTTAAGAGATGCTTGCATATAAATTATTTTATCTCCCAATTTTACCGTTCCATCTGATTCATTTCCTACAATTTCATTTGTATCATCTTTTAATGCTTTTAATAATGTACTAGCATCTACATTTGATAATATAGCGTCTGGTGTAGCAGTTTTAGCACCTTTTCTTGTAATACCTCTATTTACTTCTGCTTTATAAAAATCCATAATCTTATCATGAATAAAATTAGGTTTAAAACTAACCTTCTCGGCTACAAATACTAACATTCCCCACGCTAAACCACCAGCTACAGCAATATCTTGTAAATTATTTTTATAAAAATTAGGAACACCATCTTCCATTTTTAATTCAGGTAATGTAAAACCTTTTATCAAACCTACTCCGGCCGAATTCCAATCACCAGCTTTTCCTAATCCTTTTAATAACTCTTTTTTAGCTTTATCACATAAATCTATTATAGATTTACATTGTTTTTTAAAATCATTTATATCGTCTTTCTTTGTGATTTTAATTTTATTAAATACTTTTGGTGATTCTAATAAATCAATAAATGGTTGTTGTGATACACCAGTTGTTCCTATTAAAGCCGCAGTTTCCATCATAGCCGTATTTAATGACGCATCTTGATTACTACCCTCATTTAATATAACATTTGGTATAAAAATTGGTTGAACCCCATCTATTAATTCTAACGAATAACCAAAATCTTTCATTACTTCACGTAAAACTGTTCTATGATATCTGTTAGTATAGATTGGTGCCCTACCACTCATCCTATTCGACCACTCTTTTACTAATTTGTCGTAATTAATTTCCATTAAATTTGTCCGTTATATTTTCCATTTCATGATAATTACTCCCCTTTGCAATTTTCACTGGGTACATACCACCTTGTTCTAAAATGTCCTTTACCATACCAATAAACCCCAACCCGTCACTAATTTTAAAGTCAAATAGAAATGAATCATAACTATAAAGAACTAACTTGCTTTCATAATCTTCAATCTTTGGAATCAGTTCCGCAAGAACTTTCATATTGTTCTCTGTCTCCATCAACTGAATAAGGTAATTAAATACTTTATTCTTATTCATTTCGGATAGATTATCTCTATATATTCTCTTATTATAAATATCACTTGTTATAAAAGCTTCATCTTTATAGGTCTTCCAAGTCTTTTCTATATAATCATGAACTTTACCAAAAAATGGATTAATCTGAACAACTTCTATTGGAATATGACCATACAAATATTGAAATGATAGTTTTTTACTTTCTTCATAATCACACCCATAAAACTTTGCCATGTGTTTATGTACTGAACCATTAGGAAATTTATAATCAACTACATCACCAATCAACCTTAAATGATATGCGTCATAATCCATCTCAACCAACATACCATCATCAAATCTACTAATATATTTTTCTCTACTACCATCAGTTTTATTTAACGCTGCAAAATTAGTACCACCAAATCTATTAGATGGTCTTCCAGTTGTTGTATATGGATTATACTCTGAATAAACTAATCCCTCTTTAGTCATTAAACCATGTTGTTCTATATATTGTAAACTTTCTAATACATCAAAATTATAAGTCTCATAACAAGATGGTTGTTTACCAAGAGCAGATACTTTTATTCTATCAATAACTTCTCTACACCACTCAACGTGTTTTAGTATTGGTATAATAGAATTAACATTATCAAAGTTACGATAGTATGTATTGAAATGATTGTGTGAATTGGTGGTTACATCCTCAATTAAAAGTGGTTCATTTTTACGTAAATAATGCATCATTTGTAAATCAAATACATTTTCCCACTCAACAAGATGTAATAATTTTTTCTTATCGTAGGTATAAATATTTTTTGAAGTATTAGTCTTCTTTATATACTTCAAATTTAAATTTAGAGCATCAGAATGTCTAAATGGTAATACATATTCATCTGTATTATCATTTAATAACCTAATATATAACAAACATAATTTTGATTCAGATGGGTGTAGTTTATCATCACATTGTATCGGTAATACAACCGAATCTTCCATCTTAAACTTTGTTATAAATTTTTCCCACTCCCTTGTGGATTCTACTATTACCAATTATGTGCCTCACACCACAATTTAGTTGTTTTTGGAAATACTTCTTTCATCTGATTTAACAATACCTTAGCGTACTCTTGTATTTCTATCTGTGCAGTTTTTTCATTTCTTAGTTCAATAAAATTCATAACAGCTTGAAATGACGCTGTCCAATAAACTTCTGTGTATTGGTTCAATGGTAATATGATTCTTGCTTGTTCTTTAGCAACTCCAAGATTAACAAGTTCTTCGTAAATTCTTTTTGTTTCATTTATACCTGTTCTATATAATGAACTTGCAGTTTCTTGTCCGTCATAGTCCAATTCCCCTTCTGATGCTTGTTTGTTATCTTGAGATTGTTTTCTCCATACTTCAGGCATATAAAAATCTTCAACTGGAACATATCTACCACTAATCTCATTCCAAGCGTGGTCTTTTGTTGAACTATTAGATGTAGTTTCAATACCAACTACATGCTTATATGCTTGTCTCATTACAAACTCAGGTGCCTTTATATGGAACTGAACTTGTAAATGTCTAAATGGTGAGTAGTGTTTGTGTTTAGCAAGATAACGAACCAATCGTTCATCTGACTTATCGAATTTCTCTTTTCTCTTACCGAATGATACACGAGCAGAATTAACTACTGTTAAGTCTGTGCCAAGTGAATCTACAACCTCAATAAAACCTTTATCTAAGACTTTTGACTTTAACATAATATAACCTTTATTTAGAAATAAATAGTTTAGTATTTGTTCATACGTTCAAGCTTTTTTTCTAAAAGATACTTTTTTTCTTCTTTTGTTGAAATTCTATATTCATCCAACGCTGATATAGGTAACTCAGAAACACCTGGTACTATTCTATCAGCTTTTTGTATTTGATTTATATTTTTAGAAGAAACATCATCACGTTTACCTTTTATTTGCCATCTAATTTTAATTTTCTTATATGTGTCTGGTATACCCTTAAATCCTACAGGGTCAACTTCAGTAACTAACGCATTTTCAGTAGAAGCTGGTTTTACAAAACAACGTTCCATAAAACCTTTCTTAATATCAGATTTTTTAGCACTTGGTTTATGACTAACTGGAACATATCTATCACTCTTTTGTAAAGTTTTCTGATATCTTTTGTAGTCTGTTTCACCTTTGTGTCTCACAATCACTTCAGATTTAAATTCATTAAATTCCATTTCAGTTGCATAAATCTCTCTTCCATCAGGCATATAATATATGTGATATGGTATATTTGGACTAACCCACGCTTTATCAATATATTTAAATGCATTTACACCAGTCTTACCTGCCATAGTTTCTATTCTATTAGCAGTTCTATTTAATTTTTTTAATAATCCAGTTGATTTAGGCATAATTATTATATCTTAGATTTACCTGTTGTAGTCCAACGCCAATGTCCTACAGTTCCAAGAGCGGCTTGGTCTGCAGTTCGGTCAGCAGATTCTCGGTCTTTCTTTTTGATTGACGCTTGACCTCTATTTGTTTCTCTAACACTCCCATCCGTAAATGTTTTATATTGAACGGCTTCATATGTTACTGTCCACATCTCCGTAGTATATTCACCCTCTTTTACCGCATCGATTCTCCAACTATCATAAGTTGGTGGTATAGATGGGTCTTCAACAGCTGGTGGTGGTGGTTCTGGTAAATCTGAAAAATCTTCAAACTCATCAAAGCTGGTATCACCCTCATCAACATCCCCCTCTATATCTTCATCTGCACTTGGTATTTCAATTTTAGGTCTTACTGGTGGTGGTTCTGTTGGTTTTATATCACCACGTGCTAATCTTTCATCAACTTTTAATTCTTCATCCATCCAATCTTCATCTATTGGTAAATCATCTAATATATCTTCTTCTTCTGATGGTATTGGAATCTTAGGTCGTGGTACTTGATTATTGTTATCAAAAGATTCTGCAGCTTCTTCTGTTTCAAGTTCTCTATGTTCCGCTTCAGTAACTTCATCAGTTGTTGGTGGGTCAACTGTACCAGTTTCATCAAGATTAACATTTTGTGCAATTTTAGCATGTCCTTCTTTTTTTACAATAGTAATCTCATCACCTTTTATCACCGTAGGCCCATGTTCTGCCATTCTCATAAGTCCTCTAATAGTTGTAGTCCAACCATCAGTTCCTATGGAATGTGATATATCTGTAGCTTGAAATGCAACCCAACCATCATATTCTGGTGGTAAATAACTTGTAGTAAACGCATTACCAGGAACTATACCACCTATTCCAGTAACTTGTATTTCTATCTCCAATGGAATAAGTAATGGTCTAACATTATAAACACCAGTTGGACCAGTTGTTATCATCTTTCTCATTATACTTTTCCACTTATATTCGCCTTCGTCTTTTAAGTATCCTTTATCATTATACATTTTTTTATCATCATGTTTGGAGGTTGATATTGTTTCATTATTTTTAATTTTATCAATATTGGTTTGAAATTCTTTCTCTTGTGCAAGTTTGTTTTTTTCTTCTTCTAATGCCTCATCTCTAGCTTTATTAGCATTATCATCAGTAGTAACATCCGTACTTTCTGCATTAGCTTTAGCTGTTATTAATAATGGTGGCCCACCATTAACACTTAGTGGTGAATTTGCATCAGATATGATATTGTCAATACTATCTCGGTCTCCATTATAACCAAATGAACCATATTGCCACGCCATCTTCATATCACCAATAGATTGGTCTGGATGTTTACCTACAGCTTTACCATACCTAATAGACGATGGATTACCAGCAACAGCTGGAGCATTTCCTTTATTATTCGCTCCAAACATAGCCGCAGTTTGCATTGAACTTGGTAGTTTAGCTGTTAATGAATGGCCCTTTACAATACTCTTTTCATTCATTACATTGAATACAAACAACTTACCTTCTACTTTTCCATCAACTAATTTACTCACGCCCGTTGTAGTCTCTAATAAATTTTCTACCGTATTTTCACTATGGTTTTCATCAATCACCATAACTCTACCAGCACCATGTTTTGTTGATGGTAATGTTGCATCAGTAACTTTTAGTTTCCAAATACCATAATCTTCATTCATTCTATTAAATAAATTTTGCATACCACTTTCTATAGAAGTTACACCTATAAAGGATTCTTTTATTTCTTCCCAGTGTATTATAACATTTCTTAAAAATCCTTCTTCTGGATTATCTGGACAAGCAAAATTATCAAAACTTTTACCATCACCTGCATCTTCAAAATCCTTAACCATTTGAGTTATTTTTTCTGTATCATAATCTTTACTTATATCAATATTATTTGCTGTAACCCATTGTCCTTTAAATATAAATCTATCTGGATTAGAAGTAAGTAAACCTTCATGATTACAAATTCTCACCGATTCCCATCTCCAAGACTCTTCTCCACCTTCATCACCAATTTCTTTTGGTTTACCATTTTCCATTACTGGTATAACACTTCTAAATGTAGAAAATAACCTACCATCAGTATTTACCTTACCTAAAAATTTACTTATAATATTATCTTCCATCCAACCCCAAGATACATAAGGCCCCACTGTTCTATTGATTCCATCGGTTAATATGGTTTTCATTATTCCAGGTGGTTGGTCTGTAATTGGTCTTACACTTTTCCAAGCATTACCAAAAATTACACCAGGTTCCATACATAACCCAACAATCTCATCATCTAATTGTTCTACAAATTCTTCTAATGTTGGTGTATATCCACCAATTGTACTTCCACCCTCTTTTTCTTTTTCTTCAGTAGTTTTTTCTTCTGGGTCTGTGGATGGAGCTACTTCACTTTTTGTTTGTTGTCCTAAAGTATTTACACCCAAGGAAGTTACTTCTGTTGTACAATCAAAACCACCATCATCACGAGTTTTCCATTCAAAGTTTTTGACAAGACCTGCCATGGCATCATATTTACCTTTATTAGCCCATATTCTTGATTGAATTGTATTATAAGCTTCACCACTTTGAATTTCATCTTTACTAAAAAATTGTATAGCATTAAAATCTTCTATAGAACTCCAACCCCACTCCAACATAATTGGTTTACCATGACCTAAGAAATGTGGTTGTAATCTTGCTACATCAGAATAAGAATGACAAACCCAATTTATTGTTGCATTTCGTATAGCTTTTGTACCACCAGCAAATTCAACACTAACAGATGTTATGCCTGGTAATGGTCTAAATCTATCTTCATTTATTCTAACTTTACCACCAGTATCATATGTTAACTCGTTAGATGCTTGTTTATCCCACAATACTCTATCGTACATTTCTGAAAACCCATTTAATGTTCTAAGTTTTAAAGCATCTTCTGGTGAATCAATAGTGTCTTTTACCAACTCACCACCTACTATACAAACACCATCCATACCACCACGCGGATTGTCTTCCAACATATATCCTTTACCATCTGTACCAAGTTTAATATCACCTACTTGTAATAATTTTCCATGTCGTTCTGCATTTTCTGGTGGTGCGTCTTTTTTAGTATAATAAGCATATTGTTGTGTAGAGTTTATAGGTGAAAACATCCTCACCCAAGGTGCTTTAGCATAAGTATCCTTTATAGCAGTACCAACACTACCTTGTGCTACATTCGCAGAAACATCTCTTACAAGAGCGTTTTCTGTTTTATGTAGTGTTTTCCTAACGTCTGGATGTATTTCCGAAAGGTTTAACATACTTACCCTTATTTATTGATTTTTCTAAAATCGTCTAATATACTAGCTATATTTCTTGGTATACGAATCTTTTCACCAATCTTTGGCCTTGATTCGTGGGAATAACCATTAGCTTTAGCAATTACCCACCATAAAGATGAATCTTTATAGTATTTATAAGCTAACCAATCAAATCTCTCGAAGTCTCTAGCGAAATGAAAAGTATCAGTATCTTGTATTCTAATTTCTGGATACCTTGTTATTTTGTAACTACGTCTACCATTTTTATCTTTTTTAATTTTTGTAAATTCGTATCTATTCATTATGATGACCTTCTAATATCTGTTGGGCCTTGTACAGCTACTAAATCATTAACTACGGTCTCAACACCACCTATTCTAACAACTTCGTTGCCTTCTTCATTAGTAGATGGGTCGTTTAAAAATGTTTCATATGGTTTAGTACCATCCAACCAATCTAAATCAAAATGTTTACCTGTCATTGATAACGCATAATTACCAATAAACTTAAATCCGATTTGTACTGTTACAAATTTTGGTAATTGTACTTTTTCTATTTGACTTGCAAGTAAATCTATATCCCAACCACCACTATCTTCTATAGTAAAACTAATATTATCTATTAAACCTGGTGTATTCTTATAAAGATTACCTATTGTCAATTCAACAAATGGTGGTGTCATTAATCTACCACCTTGGTCTCCTACAGTCTTCCACGCCGGATAACCAAGACCCATTAAATAATTTAATTTTTCCCACAATGGAATCATCTCTTGTTTTGTGTTTGGAAATACTTTAAAAGAGAATCCTATTGCTCTATCAGCACCACCATATGTATAAACTTTATCTGGTCTACCTATATATTGAGTTTCATTCCAATTTGGTGTAACAGCATCACTTATACCTTCAAGAGTTGCTCTAAATACAATCCATTTATTATTAACTAAATCTTTAAATTTAAATGGAATAAAATCTGACTCTGAATCTTGTCCGTATGGTGTCATATTAACATTATCGGTCAACTCATTTGCATATTTATTTGTATGACCTTTCTTTATCAATCCAAGAGTATCATCCCATACTGGTTTCATACCTGGTTTACCAGGTTCACCAAGAGTATACATTATAGCTTTAGCATCTGTTCTCTTTTGTAACTCATTTTCCATTTTAACTGTATCACCATCTGGTGTTGTAAAAGACTCATCATTCTTTTCTCTTGGTGTCTTTAATGTCTTTTCATAAATAACCTCATCCCTTGGATTAGTTTCGCCTGGTAATTGTCCATACGAAGACATAGCATAATTTCTAATTGGGTCTCTATCATTTACAATACTTGGTGGTTGTGGTATTAATAATCTTTGTGGGTCATCCTCATCAATTACTGGTTTTATAACACTACTTGGTATATTAAATTCTGATATACTATTAGGTTTAGAATCAACTACACTTAAATACCTTGCTTGATTAACTTCTAATGAAGGAAATCTTTCTACGGGATTTGATTGACCACTAACACTACTTGGATGGTGTTTCCATATCATACCACGAGCAATTAATACAGACATACCATTACCATCTTCTCTATTATCTGGCCACATTGACATATGATGATACTTACCAATATTAGTACCAACACCACTTTCCCAATCATCTGTTTGTATATCAGTTCCCCATAGGTTACTCCAAAATAATAATTGAGAATCTTCATTTCCAAGTGCAGATTGATTTAGTTCTTCACCCAAATCACCAACACTTTTCCATACAAGACCTGGCCCTTGAGCTTTACCACTCATAATAATAGATAATGAATCTTGATATCTTGTATGTGGCCCACGATGTGCATCTCTAGCCCAATCCATCTCATTTAAATGACCACCTACCCATCCAACTCCAGCGTAAGCTTTTTTACCAACACTCATTGCACCCTTACCAATTGTAACTGTTATATCTTTACCTTTACTCCATATATTCTTAGTAGTAGTTTTAATCTTAGTCCAATCAATTTTAAATCCATTAGATTCATTTTGTAAAGTTTCTTTTGGTGCTTCAAGTTTAGCTCTTTGTTCATTGTGTGGAAAGTATGTACGAAATCTTTCAAGTATTGGTGCAATTGTTTTCGACCCAGCAGTAAACGCTTCTTTTCCAAATTGGGCAGCATCACCTGCAAAATGAATAGTACTCTTAGCCGCTCCTTGTAAAAAATCTAAAGCGGCTCCTGCGGCCTGTCCAACACCCTTTCCAGCGTCCGAACCTACCTTTTTCAAATCACCAATTAAATCTTTAGCACCATCCATAGCTTCTATCAACGTAGTACTGAATGTTCCATGACTTCTTGCGTGTACCATTGGTACAATTGATACTAATCCCAATGGATTCCAAGTTCTTGTATGTTGGAATGGATTTAATTTATAAAATATAAATTGTTTAACTCCAAATGTAATACCTTGTGGTGTAAATATAAATTTTCCTATCCTTTTAACATCATCAATTGTTCTACCAACCATAACACTAGCCATACCAATTCCTGGTATACCACTAACAGCATCAAGTCCTGCTTTACTACCAATATCCTTTATAATAAAAGGTTGGTCAAATCCTATTACATTATTATCTCTATAAGGTAACTTATCATATTGTCCTTCGGTTGATAATTCTGTATCTATTGTTCCACTACTATTATATGAATTAAAAGCACTTGGTGTTTCTAAACTTGGAAAATTAAATGGTTGTCTTGGACTTCTATCTGCATTAGGGCTATTTTCTGTAGTAACACTAAACCAATCAATCAATTCTGGTCTTTCGTGTGTACTTATATCTGATAAATTAAAGGGTATGATATCTGGTCTTGATATATTAGACATTGTAACTGGTTCATATAAACCAACGTCTTGTCCAGCGGTATGTCTTCCTATTGGATTAGTATCAACCACTTCTGGTATACCATTTAAAGTAAATAATGTTGGTGGGCCTCCAAAATTCATTGTGAATCCAGTTGCATGTATATTTGGAAAGAAATCTACTGGTTGTGGTGCAGTAGCAGACCCCATATTATTACCAGATGGTGAACCAATTGGTTGTCCTGCTCCTTGTGATAAATCACTTACTAAATCTACTAATGCCATATTATTCAGTACCTAAATTCTTAACTTTATTATTTAATTGTTCCATTAATACTCTATTATCTGCTTGTAATTGTCCTATAGCGGATATAACACCATCCAACTTATCATTTGTAACTCCCATATCAGTAATTGGTGGTGGTTCTGGACCTGTTTCTTCTCCCCCACCTGCTAACGCCATACCTAACATTCCAATTCCCGATAATGCCATCAATACAGGTAAAGCTGGTAGTAATGCAAGAGCTCCAATGGCTAACGCACCCATTCCAATTCCTAACGCTCCAAACGCTCCAGCTAAAATAAATATACCACCTGCTAACGGAACTAATGTAGTTAGTAATGGTGTAAATGAACTTATACCTTCTGCTAACATTCCGAAACCAGTTCCTATGGCTTGTATAGCATGTCCTAATACAAGTAATGATGCCGCAATAACCAACATGGCCGCGGCTCCTGCAAGAATAGCGACAGCACCAACACCACTCATCATTATAGCTCCAATCGCGGCTAATACTATTACTAATCCGAGTAAAGCAACACCAGCCTTAGCTAATGAACTCCACTCTACACTTCCAAACTCTTGTAGAGCTTTAGCTGTAACAAATAGTGCGGCGGATACAATCAACATCGCGGCCGCCCCCGCTAATATCTTCTTTGGTTTAATTTTCTTTACAAATCCGAGTGGGTCACCTTTTGTACCTGTATCGGTGGTTGGTGAAGAACCACCCTTGTCCATAGCTTGTTTAAATATTAAATTTTTCTTCTCCATGGCCCAAGTTTTCATTTTCTCAATTCGTTCCGTTATAGCATTCTTAATACTCGTCTTACCAATCAACTTAGTCAACAGAAATATAGCACCTAAACCACCTAAAAACGCTGTAACTCCACCATCTGTCCATTCATTGAGTATACTAAGACCTTCGGCTAATAAAGCAACAAGTTTAATTACCGCCCAAACAGCCGCACCAATTGGTATTAATGCAACCATAATAATTGGTTTTATTAATTGCCATATCTTTAACAAATCTTCACCGAGATTTCTTATTTCTTTCATTGCGGCAGCCATAAGATTAGTAAACTTCTCTTGTGTCTTTGTCTGTGAATTAATATTAGCTTGATTAGCAACCATCTTAGATAATTCAGTAACACTAACCCCAATAGATTGAGCTAACGCCCTTCTTTGAAGAACGTTCATATTATTAAACTCTGCTTCAGAACCTACATTTTTTAATACTTCTTTTTGTAAACCTTCTATATCACCAGCAAGAGCTAATTGACGAGCTTTATCGAGATTCAATTGTTTACCAAGTAGAATCTCTGCTTCCATTTGTTGTTGTATACTTGATTCGAAATTTAATAGATTATCTGCTATCTTAACCGATGTATCAAAATTAATACCAAGTTTCTTTGCTTGAATAGCCGCTTTAGCAACATTCATACCACCATCTTTAGCGAATGAAGCGAAAGCTTCAGTATTGTTAGCTAAATCTTGCATTACTTGACCTGGTGCAACACCTTCCGCTTGAGCTAAGTGACCGACACTCTTAGCCATTTCAAATGCGGCTTCTTGTGACGCGGCCCCTGTTGCTTTCATCGCTACCATTAAGTTCGCGGCAGCAGTACCACTAACTCCTAATTCCGCTTTCATTTGAGCCATACCACCTAACAATTCTGGTGTTACTGCATTAATTCCACCGAAATTATTCATTAATCCCATGGCCGCATCTTTTACATCCGCAGACTCGACTCCAGCCATCTTAAACGCTCTAGCAGTTTCTGCGATATTCATTTGAAGACCCATAGCCGCTTCGTCACTAATACCTAACTCGGTTTTAAGGGCCATTGCTCCTTGGAATGTGTCGTATAATGCTTTTCCAACCATTACAGCGGCCGCTCCAATAGCAACCATTGGGTTTGTCGCTATAGCCATTATTTGAGCACCAAACGCTTGAGCTTGGTCTTTTATATCGTTCATACCTTTCCCAAGGTTCTTTTGAGCGTCATTTTGTGCGGTTTGCCATTTATGTATTTTTTTCTGAGTTTCTAAGTCTTGTTCGGCTATATCAAGTGCTTCAAGAGCCAAATCAACTTGGTCTTCTGATAAATCATGTTGACCAGACATCAATTTTAATCTTTCTTCGGCTATTTTTTTCTCGGTAGCACCCAGTTGACTCCCAATATCCAATTGGTCATACATATTAGTACCAATGGCTAATTGTGCGGTATTTAAATCTCGAGCGGTATCTAAATTCTCTAACATTATACCAGAAATGTCTGTAACCTGGTCGAACTCTTGTTTAGCAGTATCCGCTATCACTCCCCTTATTGAGGCTAAATCTTTAGCACCAATAACAGCAGTTTTACCAAATTCTACTAATTGTTTTTCAAGATTTACTGATTCTTTTTTATCTTTAACTAAGTTTTTAACAATCTTTTCGCGTCTTTCAAATGCCGTAACAACTTCTTTACCATACTTCTTTTCTATATCACCTATTTCTTTTGTTAATTTTTTTTGTTCTCTTTTTTGGGCAGTAGTCAGCTTTTCAGATTTATTAATATCCGCTAACAATTTCTTCTTTTGTTGAAGTCCTTTTAATTCCGCTGTTGCTGATTTTGGTCTGGCCACTATTTAGTCCTTATAATTTTGTGGTTTACCACATTGCTGTTTTTTTAAGTTTTTTTCTAAAATCATCTCTGTCTTTTCTCAATCGTTCTAAATCTTTTTCAATTTCTTTTTCCATTTTACTTAACTCTGGATGATTTTTAACAGCTTGTTTAACTACTTGTTTTGGTTTGGCACCAGCTATAACTCTTTGAAATAATGTATCAATAATACCTTCATAGAATACTCTTTGTTCTGATACTCTACTTGGTTTTAATTGTTTAATATTTTCTAATTTAAGAGAACGTAACATATCTTTAAATTCTGCAAAAGGTTCTAATACAGAATCATAATCACCACCAGCAACAAGGTTATCATTAGGGTCAAATATTTCATAATTTTTACCAGAATCTTCGTGGTATAGTTCCATAAATGCACCACTTGATGCAACTATTTGAATCTTCTTTTTAAGCTGATAGACTTTTGCATTGTTAATAAATTTTCTAGCTATCTTCTTAATATCATTCAGCTTTTCCATGTTTTACTCCTTATGTATAACATTACAGTTTAGTGGGAATTATCTATAATAAATATCAGAAAACTTATTTTTTATATGATGGTGGTCGAGCTGTACTCTTCTTATTGGCTTTATCGTATTGTTCTTTTTCTTTCTTATAAAAATCTTGCATTTTTAAGAAATAAAATTTACGAAGATAGGTGGGCATGGAATAGACGGAATCGTGAGTGAAGCCACCTTTCCCATGAAATACTATTTGGAATATTTGTTCGTGTATCTGGGGTTTATGTTCAGGACTTAGGCCAAAAAAACTCCACCGTCATCGGAACGGTGATTTCGACCTCCTCACCTGAAGTGAAATCAACAATGATATCCAAGTCTACATCAGGTGTTACAGACATGAGATGTTCACGAAATGCTCGTGAGTCTCTTGATAAAAATTCATTGTTAACAAAGTTGTTGATAGTTCCGACAGTACTATCTCCATCTATTGATGTAATTACTTTTTTTAATCGTGTAGTAACTTCTGATTCGATACCACTTTTTTTAGTTACCTTTCTCAAGGCTTTTAATTCCTCGGCGATTTGTTTTTCATCACCTTGTGTCAACATTTTGAAAGTGAGTTTCTTTTTAGAGAATGGTAATTCATACTCAAATTCATTAGTACCTTTCTCTATATCTGATAAGTCAATTTCTTTATGTTCAAGTGTAGTCAAATCAAGTATGTGTTTTTCTTTTTCACCAGTAGCAGGGTCATCCAATTCAAATTGATACTCTTTACCATATCCAAGAATACGAGCGGCTATCATAACTGCATTTTTATCTCCAATGAACATATCATCCATATCAAAGTCACCAACTACTAATGATTCTAATAAAACATCAATAACTTTACCTTGTTTAATAAGATTCTGTGAAGTTAAGATGTCTTCTTCTCTTGCTGTCATATACTTAACTTCAACTTCACCTTTTGTCAAGGGATGTCCTTCTGGATAAAAATGTCCTTTTGAAGGCAAAGGTACAATTTCACTTGGAAATTTAGGCTTTTCTTTCTTTGCCATAATTTCTCCTTAATCTATATATTTTGATTCATATAAAACTATTATAAAACTTCTTTTTAATAAGTATCTACTTACAAGTAAAAACCATCAATAAATAAAAAGGGGAAGTCCACCACAAACTTCCCCCTATCCACCAATAAACTATTTTAGAATTGTAGTATAGCGTAATCGTAACGTAGACTCAATGTAATTTCGGCTGGGTCACTCGCAGACCAATCCAAATCATTGAAAGCCGCTGAAACAATGAATGCACCTTTAAGAGTCCATTCTTCTATTTTATCACCAACTGGCCCTAACATATTGATTGTGATATCCTTTTTATAGAAATCAGAATATCCATCACGTCCAGTTACAGACTCTTTGTGTAGTCTTACCCATTCCATTACAGCTTGAGCACCACTTGGTACTACAGGGTCATATAAGGTAATTTCAATTGGCTCCCACGAACCTTTACCTTTAACATATCTTTTTACATTTATATGATTAAGTTCAACTTCTTCAAACGTTATACTTGGTCTGTTTGCAGTTTTAATCAAATAAGATGGTATACCTTCAACATATAATATATAACGGTTCTTCGTTTTCGGTTCAAACGGAGTGAACATTATTTCTGAAGGGTCGAGTAATTCAGCCATTTTCTTATCTCCAAATTATTAATTAATTTTTTACTTATATATAAATATCACTAATTCATAAAAGTGATTAACCTATATCTCTATAATATCAATAATAAATATCACACAAACAAAAAACCCACCGATAGGTGGGTTTTAAGTTTAAACTGACACGTTTAATTACTCTGGAAATGTAGCTCCTGTTGGGAGTACAACGAAATCCAGAACAATAAATTCTGCAGTCCTCGTAGGTTGAATATAGATTTGTCCAACAAGACGATTTCTATCAACGACATCTGATGTGTTGTTAGTTTCGTCCATGACAACTCTAAATGCACTCAAACCACTATTAGCTTGTACTGAATCTAAGAACGGATTGACAATATTCAAGAAACGATTCCTTGTTCCAGCAGTATTCTGTTCGAACAATAGGTATCTTGAAGATGAAGCAATAAATTTCTTCAATCTAATTAACAATCTACGTACATTGACTCTATCCAATGCGGATGGTTTAGCTTGTAGTGTTTTCTGACCCCATACACAAACACCTTGACCTGGGAATGAAGCAATAGGATTAACCCTATCTTCATAAAGGTCGTCACGTTCTGCATGAGTTAGTCTGGTTTCAGCTTCGAGAACGGAAGTTAATCCACCTCTATTCAAACCAGCAGGTGCGAACCATTCGTGAGCTACTTGGTCGGTATATGCAATAACACCAGGTAGAACAACCGAAGGCGGAACCCATACTGGTAACGAAGTACCAGAATCTACAATCTTAACCCAAGGATAATATACAGCTGCATAGTTAGTATCTAATGCAGATATACGATTTGTTATAGTAGAGATACTCTCACCATGTATGGAAGCATCCATTACATAAAAAGCATCACCACGTTCTTCACACATATTCATAGCTCTTGAAGTAACTTTACTATGTAGACCATGTACAAGACCTGGTGTTACAAGTAAGTTAATATCGAACTCATCTGGGTTACTTACAGCATTAACAGCTTTCTTGTAAACTGTAGTTCCCATTGATGTAGCTGAAGAACAATCGAATCCCATAACATTAGCTGAAGTAATATTAGCTCCAGTCTTTTTCAATGTAGCTGGATTCATTCCATCAAATCCGCCTTGAAAAGGTAGTGCAAATTTACGTTGACTAATATGTGAACCAGTCAATGTAATTTTAGCAGAACCAGTAGCATATCCATTAGCAAGTGAAGCAGAATTATGACCACTCATATTCTCCAAGGACATCGTAGCGTTATTACCAGTTCCAGCACCTGTTGGTACTGGTGCTAAGTAAGAAACGTTATCGTGAGCTTTAACATTATTGTTATATGTGTAATAATAGTTAAAGTCAAATCCATAAGGAATAGTTGTATCAAATTCTTCAGTTTCACTTGTTTGTGATGTTACCAATTTAGCCGCGTCAACAATAGTAGTACCAGGTACTGTATTTGATAACGCTGAGTGGCCCATTGGAACAACAGTCTTAGGTGCAAACTCAAGGTCTGAATAATCACTAATGTAGATATGGTTAGACATATTTGGCCAATCACCATTGTAGGTAAGTTTACCATTTGTGTCTATTGTTACATATCTATCACCAATTACTCTTGGTAGGTAGTTAGTACTTGACTTATCAAAATTCAAGTTATGCCATGATTCAAGTAATGAACCATCATCTACTTTATGTACTGCAAGTGAAAATGAACCATAATCTGAACCAGCAATACTACCAGCCGCTTTCACATTAGAAATAACAACATAATTGTCATCATTTACATTAGAACCATGTGAACGAGTATTAACTTTAAATAGATTAAATCTAGCACTATTAATCATCTGTGATTGAACAGTAGGTGTCGAAGCATTACTATAGTTTGTACTTGAAAAATCTAAAGTAGCTACAGACGCAGAAATGTGTTCTGTACCTGCCCATGCAACAGTTGATTGTGCATTTTTAAAGTTTTTATATAAGTAAACTGGAACGGAAGTACCACCAGCACCCGTAGAAGTTTGTGCATCATAGCTAAATAAATTCTCTATGTAATTAGCACTACTTGTATTAAACGATACATTTACAGAATACGCAGAAACATCACTACCAGAAATTGATAGTGCTGAATCAGTTGTATTTATATCTCCACCAGTTATTGTTGTACCTGATAAATCACCTGTACCACTAACACCACCAGCGGATGGTGCGAGATAAGCAAGTGAATGTGAGACACCAGTAGCGGCGTCAGCACCAGATACGGCATATAAATGTATTACATCATTTGAATATCCGTCTTCTCCGAGAACTCTAACGATAGTAACCGTACCAGCACTCCGTAGATATTGTTCTACGGTATAAGGTGTATAAAAATCTTTCGTGACATCACCAAAAATATCCACAAACTCATTGAAATTTCGAACAATAGTCGGAACAAAAGCAGGCCCCTTAACGGTTGGCCCAATAATTGCCGCTCCTATTTCACCAATAGCTTGTGGAAGAAATGAAAGGTCTTTTTCACGAGTAAATACACCAGGACTGACGATTCTCTCTGCCATTATATTTCTCCTAATTAATTAGTTTTAATTTTACGCATGCGAATATATAACATATTCCTATATAAATAGTCTGCTTAAATCTGAAACGATTGTTAGTTACTTAATTGGTTCGGTTGGTTTATCTTGTTCTACGGGTGTAAATTTACCAGTAGTTGGGTCTAATGAACCAGGCCCATACTTTTTATTAAGTTGGTCAACAAGATTTTTTTCAGTTGCTTGAATATTAACATAATCAACTTCCATTTGAGTTTGTCTATCATCTAAAGTTTTCAATTGTTGTTCTAATAGAATCTTTTGAACTTTTAATTGTCCAAACTCAATAGTCTTATTTTGATATGCTTGTTGTAACTCTTGTAATTGTTTCATTTCCTCTGCAGAAAATTGTATCGTGTCTGCCATTTATATTCTCCTTATAACATTTAGATAACTAAATATAAATATCTTATATAACTCCTAAACGAGTTATTTATTTTCTAATTCTGTTACTCTTTCTTCTAATTCTTTAACAGCGTTAACTAATATCGGTATAACTTGTGATAAATTAAGACCTAAGAAACCTTCTCTATCAGTAAAAGTTATACCATGAGCATCTGAAGAAGTAACTTCTTGAGCGATAAATCCATAGTATGTTTTAGTATCAAGTGCATTATTTCTTGCATTACCTTCATCTGGTGTTTTCCATTTATATGTAACACCACGTAATCCTTTAATAGTATCAAGTGATTGTGATATTTCGAAAATATCTTTCTTTAGTCTTTCATCAGAAGAATGTAATTGTAATTTACCATTTTTATCCGCACCAACATCAATAGCAGCACCAGTAGATAATGTACTAACATATACACCAAGTGTAGCACTCATACTAATTTGTTGATTAGTATCATTTACTTCTATATGTGTACCATTACCATATCCTACCCAATCGTCATCACCAATGAATATAGTTCCCTCAGATTGTAATCTTGCGACCTCGTTAACATCATCAACAGATAAATAAGTACCAAGTGAGAATCCCTTTGCATCACCGATACTACCAACACCAACTGTAGATAATTCTATATTACCAACTGTATCAGACATACTAATGTATGTACTATTACCACTTCTTGCAAAATCACCAATTCTAAGTCCAGCCGAAGTGTCATAAGTAAATGTAGCTTCAGCTGTACCAGTTCCATCTCCATCCGAAGTTATAACTCTATTATTAGCATCTGTAGCTAATGATATTACACCACTTGAACCACTACTTCCACTTGTTCCACCTGCACCAGTTGAACCTGTGTTACCTTGGTCTCCTTGAGCACCAACATCACCTTGGTTACCTTGGTTACCTTGGTATCCTTGGTCTCCTTGGTCACCTTGGTCTCCTTGATGTCCTTGGTCTCCTTGATGTCCTTGGTCTCCTTGGTCTCCTTTGGCACCAGTTGAACCTGAAGAACCACTTG